GAAAAGGCGACGGTTGTAAGCGTGAGATTCACGTTTTCACCGATTGGTGCGTACGGATTGAGTTATTTTATCGGAGAGGTTGCCGAGATCGACGCGTTGTTAGCGTCTGAAATCGTTGCAAACGGACACGCTGAATACCTAACCGAACAGACCGAAACCGAGGAAGTGACCGAGGAGCAAACCGAAGTAACCGAATAAAAAATGTACATAGCACGCGAAACCATATCAAAAGATTACGCCGATACGAGTTATATCAGTTTGGCGGAAGCAAAACAACACCTTCGTGTTACTAGCTCCGCCGATGATTCATATATCACCGGTTTGATTTCTATGGCGTTGGATGCGTGCGAGGCGTATGTTGGATATTCGATTCGGAAAGCGACGGTAAAGTATGCGTTTGACGGGTTCACCGGGCCAGTGGTTACGGTGGACACGTTAAACCCATTCGGCTATATTGAGGGCAACATGTTGCGTATTTATTCGCGCGTTTTGTCGATTACCAATATTAAATACATCAACCAAAACAACGCGGTAGAAACGGCAACGGGATGGATTGACGCCCCGGTTACATTCGGGCAGTTTGGGCGGTCTGTATTTTTTGAAACCTTGCCGGATAATTTGACCGACGACGATGTTCGATTGGTTGCCGAAATAAAGGAAGGTTTTGAACTTGCAAGCGCGACAGGCGTTAACGAATCGGCGAAATTCCCGCATTCGATTAAGTATGCCGCATTGCTGTTGATTGGGCAGTATTACGATAACCGTCAATCGGTGGTAATTGGCGCGAGCGTGAACAAATTGGACTACAACCACGAATATCTGTTGGATAAGTACAGGGTCGTTAATTTCGGATAAGATGAACGCGGGATTGATGGACGAATTTATCGCGGTTGAGAAATACACCGAATCAACCGACACCAACACGGGCGAGAAATTGCAAACGTGGGCAAATTACGCGAATTTCTGGGCACGCGTTCAGGAATCAGAAAGCGGGGCCGAATCGGTCGACGCGGATCGCAGAGAGCACCGCCAAAACGTTAATTTCACCGTGCGTTTTGATGCAGGCGTAAGCGTAAAGGATCGCATCGTTTGGAATGACCGATATTACAACATAATCAATATCGCGAACATTGATCGCGACATGTATTTGAAGATTCAAACCGACCTGACAGAATGAGCGTAAAAATTGAAGGCATGGCGGAATTGTTGAACGCGTTGGAATCCATGGGTCAAGAGGTGGACCAAAAAGCCGTTGCAGCCTTGACCAATGAGGAAGCGCAAAAAATTGTTTACGTTGCGCGTTCTTACATGCCCGAGGATAGCGGATTGGCGAAAATGAGCGTTAAAATTGTCGGGACAAAAACCAACAAGGGATTCACGGGAACACTTGCCGGTATTGATTGGCACAGCGAGCACGGATATTTAGCTCACATATTGGAATTTGGAACCGCGCCACGTTTCACAAAGGATGGAAAATATACGGGTCAAATTGCACCGCGCGGATTTATGCGACGGGCGTTTGATTCAAACAAAAACGCAGCATCCGAGGCGATCACGTCGGGGATGGTGAAAATAATTCGCGATTTGGCGAAAAAAAATAATTTGAAAATAAAATAAAAAAATATACACATGGCAACTACTGGAATTACCAACGGAACCCTGATCGCAATCTACAAGGATGTGAGCGGAACTTTGACCAAAATCGCAAACGCTACGTCGAACGATTTTGAAATCACAAAGGACATGATTGAAACCACCAACAAAGACAGCGCAGGTGCGAAGGAGTACATCGCGGGTGAGTATGGCTACACGATGTCGGTGGAGGGTATGTTTGAGGAGGACGGCTCAGTTGGAGCGGGCGGTCTATCTTGGAAAGACATAATCACCGATTTGTTGGCGGGTACATCCGTTACAATCGTATTGACCTCAAACGTAACTGGCGACATCAAATTGAGCGGTGCGGCACTTTTCAGCAACTTGAGTTTGAGCGCGCCCAAAAACGATGTTACAACCTTCACGGCCTCTATCCAGGGCACCGGAGCGTTGACTGTCGGAACTATCTAATTTTTTGTATCTTCGTGGTATGAACCACATCGAAATCGGGGGTGTTCAGCACCCCCTTTTATTTAATTTTAATTCAATCCGCGAAATTATGCAAATCGCGGGAATGGAAAATTTTAGCGAATTAACCGCACAACGCGACCTTGGTAAATCCATGGATTTTGCGTTGCAATGCGCGTTTTATGGCATTTTGGAGGGCTACGAAAGCCGGGAAGAAAAAACCCCATTCAAAACGATTCAAAAACTAGGCGCATCACTTAAGCGATTTTCTGAATTATCGCCAGCATTGGATGGATTCACGCAAGCGATTAACGACTTTTTCGAATCGGACGAAACCGAGGGAAAGTAGAACCCGAGGGCGAAGGCGCGCCGCTTACTTGGAAAATGGTTGAGCGCATCAGTTACGGCGAATTGAATTTGTCGGAGCGTGAGTTTTTGAAATCAACGCCCCGATTTTGGAAGCTCAAACTTGAAGGGCTCAGAAGCGCACAGAGACAAGAATACAGGAACCAATGGATTATTGCGCGCTGGACGGTTGCGGCAGCCATGACGCCGCATTTAAGATCTCCAATAAGCCCTACAAAATTAATGCGGTTTCCTTGGGAGCAGTCAGAACACGACGATATTGTTGCGACCGTTTCCAAACATAAAGATATATTTGCGAAGCTCACCCCACCCGCAAAAGCATGAAAGCAATAAACGCCGTATACAATATCCTTTCCAATAATTCGGCGTTGACGGCGGTTGTTGGGTCCAGAATAAACCCGTTACGATTACCCCAGGGATCCGCATTTCCCGCAATTACGATTCACGTAATTAGCAACGTGCCCCACATGAGCAAATCGGGGCCAAGCAAAACGGATTTTGCACGCGTTCAAGTCGATGTTTACGGCACGACCTATCAATCGACCTATCAGACGGCCGAATTGGTTAGAACGGCCTTGCAAGTGGCAACACCTGGAACGTTTAACGGTGTGGTGGTTCAAGTTATCGAATATGACGGCGAGATTGAAATGACTGAGGACCAGGCAGCATTTGCGGGGGTTTATCATGTTTCGCAGGATTACATAATTAATTACAATAGATAATGGCCAAAAGTCAATCGTTAAACATAGTAATCGGGGCCGATATCAGCAACCTGAAAAAGGGGTTTGATGCGGCGGTGGTAGCGGTTCAGAAGTCGGGCAAAATGCTCACAGAGGACGCAGGAAAAAGCGTTGCTAGCATTCAGGCGCAGTTTGACAAATTGGCCACGGGCAAATTGACGGGTCGAACCGTTCAGCAGCTCACAAATTTAGCAATGGAAGTTCGCGCCCTAGGTCCAGAGTTCGCCACCACGGCCAACTCAATGATCAAAGAGGCGGGTAAAATAAAGGACAGCATCGGCGACACACGCGCCGAGGTTTCGTACTTTGCAAGCGATACGCGCCGACTGGATGCCGTTTTGGGCGGTATTCAAGGAGTTGCCGGGGCATTCGGAGCAGTTGAAGGGGCAGCGGCCGCGCTAGGTATTCAAAACGAGGACCTCCAACAAACCATGGTTAAATTGCAGGGAATCATGGCCTTAGTAAACGGATTGCAGGCAGTACAAAACGCATTGCAAGCCGAAAGCGCAGTAATGATTGGATTGCAAACGGCAGCGACCAAGGTTCAGACGTTTGTAATGGGGCAGGCTACGTTGGCGGCTCGGGCATACTCGGCCGCGTTGTTAGCAACGGGCGCGGGGGCCGTATTGGTTGCGATTGGCTTGGCGGTTACGTTGTTCAAAAACATGTCGAGCGAAATCGACAAGGCAAAAGCCCGCCTCGAGTCGTTCCAAAAAGCGCAGGAACGATCGCTCACACTTGGACAGCGTCAAATTAAAGAAGAAGAACGCCGCGCACAATTGGCGATAAGTCAAGCCCAGGCGCAAGGCAAAAGTGAGGCCGAAATATTCAAGATAAAACAGGATAGTTTGGACCGCCAAAAGGCCATGTACATGAAGTACGGCAAAGAGGCGATGGACCAACTACACAAACAACGCCGCGAAGAGTTATATTTAGCAACGGGCAACGCTGTAAAAATTGCCGAAATACGCATAAAATACGAGCAGCTCGAAAACGATTTGCGCTACTCAATTAATAACGAGTACAAGGACAAAGTCGTTGCGCTAGAAGTTGAGAAAAACGGCGAAATCGCCAATCAGAGACAAGCCGATTTTAAGGACTTCGAACTCAAACAGGCCGAAAAATTAAAAGCAGCCCAAAAAGCCGCCAACGATTTGAAGGCCACCGAAATCGCATCATCGGCAAGCGGAACGAGGCAAGGCATCAAAGCAGTCGAGCCAGCACCGGTTAAAATACCCGACCCCAAGCCAATCGAGCACGCATATGCGCAAATCGATTACGCAGCGCAAAGGGCGGCATCGAATCAAGAGGCGTACGAAGAACGTTTTGCCAAATCGGCCGAGGGAATTAACGCGGCATTTAACAGCTTGACGGCCCAGGGACTAGAGGCGTTTGGTGAGTTAATTGGCGGCGTTTTAACGGGCCAAATTGACAGCTTCGAAACGTTTGGTAAAAAATTGCTAGGCGCGGTGGCGGCCTTTATGAAATCATTTGGCCAAGCATTGATAGCAACAGCAACGGCCTCCAAGGCGTTCAAAGAGCTATTAATTAAACAACCGGTTGCGGCCATCGCAGCGGGTGTCGCATTGGTGGCAGGTTCAGCCGTAATCACGGGCATGTTGAACAAAGGCCCCAACGTCACCGCATTCGCCGACGGCGGTATCGTATCGGGTCCAACGCTCGGTTTGATGGGAGAATATCCAGGTGCACGAACAAACCCCGAGGTTATCGCGCCATTGGACAAACTTAAATCATTAATGAAACCAAGCGATTCGGGGTCGGGTTACATCGCATCAACCATGGTAAGCGGTCGAGATTTGGCAATTGTTTTGAATCGATATAATAAAGATAACCAACGTGGCTAGGAAATATTACGGTTCGTTTTATTCGGTGACGGGGAAGCTGCACCGTGTAGAGATTTGGGATGCCCCAAGCGGTTCGGGGTCGGGCGGTACGGAATTGAAACTCTCGGGTGTTGGGTATCAAATCGAGCGAGACGGAGAGGGAGACACGTTCTACGAAAACGCCATCCGCCCATCACGATCAACGTCGTATTGGGTTATTCCATCCGACACAATTTTAGGCGAGTTCAAACAGATCGCCACCAATACCGAGCAGTACTGGGCTGTTTTGATTTATCAAGATAATCAATTGGTGCACGTCGGCAGAGCGTTGGCCGATCAGATGCAGTTTAAACGGGAAGCCATCCAGGCGAAACCCACGATTGAACTTGCAGCGGTTGACGGCTTGGAACTACTCAGCGGATTCAACGTTGACGTGGATTGGTTCACCGATGGGAAAATAACGATTGCGCAGTTATTCCGTAGGTGTTTGGACACGCTCGGATTAAAAGATTATTGGGTTGTGGCGGGAACAAATACGGATTATTTCCGCGATGCCGTTGCGATGTATTCAAGTGATGCAAGCCGAAAAGGTATTGATCTGTTGAAGGTCGACATAAATTCATTTGTTGATGATTACGACCCATTCAAGGATATAAAATCCACCGACATTGCGACGTTTCAATACGGGTCGAATAACATGGTTACGTGCAAACAAGCCATTGAGCAGGTCTGTGATATTTTGCAGGCTCGATTTGTCCACGAATTGGGGAAATATTGGCTCGTTTCAGCAGCTGAATACCTTGATACCACGGTGGCCTATCGTCAGTATTCCTACACGTTGCAATATATCGGAACGGGTACCTACACGCATACGGTCACACTCGGCAACGATGTGCGCCCGCAATGGCAGGCCAAACCAACGCTAACCTATCAACCCGCCGCGAAATACGTGCAAATCGATACCGAGCGCACAATGAATGCGGGGGTATTTAGGACGTTTGCAAATACGAGCGACGCGGCATTGGTTTGCACCCCATTGAAGGTCCCAACTGGATCAACACCGGACGATGCGCCGATGCGCATTCGATTTGCCCTTAAATTTAAAAGGTTCGTTTTCGCAAGCCCCAACGCAGGGGTCGAAGATGAAACGATGGTTACTATAAAAATATGGCTCACCGATTCCGCGGGTAATATTAAAATTCTAGATAACAACAACTTTTTTTGGGTAACTGGCGGACCAACAACACCAAACTACACGGAACGAATTAAAACAGATACGCAAGCGGGCAATTGGACCAGTTTTGTTTTTGATAAAAACGTATCGACAGCCCCGGCAGGATTCGACACACTCAACGTTCAAGTTGCCGGTGTTGTTGCAAACAAATATCGGTTTAACATCCTCGGCGCAAAAACGGGCACGCCCGATGAGGAAAGAAAAGATTTCTGGGGATCCATTCAAATCGCATTTGCCGACGCATCGCCCTACAACAACCCCGATTTTACATTCAACGTAACCGAGACGTACACGCCCGACACAAACAGCGGGTTAAATTCCAAGCCGGTTATATTGGAGCCGAAATTTTACGCCTCGACCAACAAATACGCAACGGGGAATATCCTAGCATTTAACGGAACGGCTGACGTAATCGCGGACGATTGGTATTCGGGCTACGATTCAACAACGCACGGATCGCCCACGGAAATGTTAGGTAAATCCATTGCGGGGTTATATCGTGATTTTGTGCCGGTTATCCAGGGCACATGGATTGATGCGGGAACACTCACGGCCATCAAATCGCTATATTTTGACGATTTCAAATGGTTGTTTAACGGCGCTGTTTATTCTGCACGTTCTGAGCAGTGGGACGGCGAGTGGTTGGGCTTGGTTCCGATTTACACGGGGTTGGCCTCATCGGGGGAAGGGCTTAAGGTCGGCTCGGGTTTGAAGGACCGCGTTAATTATCACGAGAGCCAAATCGGACGTCTAAATGATTCAGTGCAGAGAACGCCCGCATTGGTATTAAACTACCTAATTAACGAGGCAGACGGCGCGCCAGAAACGGCACCGACGCAAAATACCCGTTATGAGGTGATGGTGCAATATGACGAATCTGTTGAAACGATGGCTTGGCACTTGCAGGAGCACAACGCGTCAGTCACGTACACAGCAGGAACCCATACGATAACGAACGGTTACGAGCTGATTTTGTGCGATACATCGGGCGGTGCAGTTACTATTGATTTGCCCGACCCGACATTGAGCAAGGGTAAAAAATACTACTTTAAAAAAACAACCACATCGCACCAGGTTATTATAACGGGCGGAGGTTACGATATTGACGGCTCACCATCCAAAGTTATGACATCGCAGTTTGAAACGTGCACCGTCATATCCAACGGCGTGCAATGGTATTTGGTTTAATTTGTTGCAACCGTTTTACCCCGTGTGGGTAAATTTGGTTTATGAATTTCAACGCATTGGATAACATCGCAGGTTC